TGTTGAATATTTTTAAATATACCACCATCCCACACACCAACAATACGACCATCTTTTTCCATTTTTGGAAAACCACGAATTATGGCATAGGAAGCCCATACAACAGCCCATAGAGCCGCTAGTGTTTGGCCTAGTACTATTATAGAAATTGCAGAGGCTATGGCAACCGTACCCATATTTCGTGCCCATGTAGGTAAAGGCAGCCATTGTTTACCGCGTCCATCGATCACACGCCAAACCCCAGCCAATATGGCCAGGGCAAAAAGAATTTCTAGTTTATGGGTAAAAATAAAATTAATCATGGGTTATATAACACTAAATCATTAATCCAATCTGAATGTCCCACCCATGTAACCGTCCAGTCAATTGTGCCAGCATTATAATCATTCAATTGAGTTTGCGTCATACTCTCGGCTGCTGTGTCCTGAACGATAGAAATACGAGAAATTTCAGAAACCCATAGACCAGAAAATTCAGCTATTTCATTGATTACAGTATCAGGTAAATCATTATTACCTGGGCCTTTAATAATCACACCGTTGGATTTAATAAAACCACCGTGTGGATTTATGGCAGGTGTGGATTGATTTAATAATGAATGCCAACTTGAAAGAATTTCGCGCATACCAGGATTAAGTGATATTGAATATTCTGGCTCTTGAGCAGACCAAGCCCATTTAATACCTTGATCAATTCGAATGAACATTGCAGCATTAATTGCTGAAACAACCTCTTCAAGTGTTTTGTTGATCACGGGTGTGGTTAAATCAACACCATTCCAAATCATCCCTACAACAGCATTGTCAGGACATTCAATAAAATTTTCTTCTTCATTAGGCTGTATTTGAATGATCAAGTCATTTTCATCAGTTAAGCAGTACATAATTTATCCAATTCTCCAAAACATTGCATCACCATAATTTTCAACTTCACCATAATTACTTGAAGTAAACGTTAAATTACCATCCGCTCTATGTTGTATTTCAAGAGTTTTTGTTGCAGCTAAAACAAAAGAACCTGCAATAAAGCTAAACATTGAGCCCGCATCAGCAGCACCACCACCAAACATTGTTGAGCCAGAAATGATGGTTGAAGTATCTGTAATATTTCTAAGTCTTGATTTGTATCTGTCACCATTTCGGCCGGCAACATAAATCAAAGAAAACCATGTACCAGCATCAAGGGTTACTTGGTTTGCAGCAAGACTTGCGCCTGATAATGCTTGTTTTACGGTATTAAAATCATGAGCACCAAAACTACCTACTGATATAGTAGAGCCGTTTGTCCCTGCTACTTTTTCATCAGCTACATGAAAACGTTCTGTACCAAAAATACTTGCCGAGCCGCCAATTCCTGCTGCCTTAGTGAGCTCAAACCTAGAATTCCCTAAATCAAACCGCGCTTCATTTACAACCGTAGAATTAATTTCCCCACCAGAAAGAGCAGCACCGCCTTCAAGTGTAAGTGCTTGAGGCGATGAAATGCTTACGCCTTGGAATTCAACATCAAGAGTGGATGCGCCTGTGTTGGGATTTGCAGCAATCCAGCGAACCGTCATGCCATCAAATAGAACACTGGGGCTCTCAAACACATTTGGAAGGGTGCCAGGTACATCAATTACATATGCATCTGCAACCCCGGAATCTTCCATAAAAACAGAACCCCCTGCAGCATGCCTTGCAATCCCCTGGAGCATTTCAGATGCGCCGACTTTTTCAGGAATATTTGTTACTGCTGTTATTCCGGATTGACGCATTACAGCAGCCATCATACCTACATAATCACGGTATAAGGCTTCATCAAATGGCGTGCCATCACCTGGAGATACTCTATTTCTAGGCTTACCAAATGGATATTCAGCATCTGCAGCATCTACGCGGCCAGGATATGTTGTTACTAAATTTACAGCCATTGTTTTTACCTATCCAAAATTAACTAATAAAACAATCCAGGTATGCCGTGGTCTTATTTTCTGGATCGTGGTTAAGAATTCTTCTCGCCGTTCAAGTGGGATACTCACTGTATCAGGAAATGTTTCGCCGCCAATATACCAAAAGAATTGGTGCTTGTCTGTATCTGATGGAATTACACTCGGGTCTTCTGTCAATATGTTTCTTAATAAAAACCCTTGGTGCGCCATTTCTGCCCCATCACCAAGCTCCATACCATCACCAAGCTCATTGAGCCAACCACCTACAAACAGCCGTGGGTCGCGTTGAATACGGATATTTTCAACAGTGCCGCCCAATTCTGTAAACTCATCCCCAAGCTCTGAAATACGGCCTATACAGGCTGGACCTTCACATGGGGCGGCATCTAAACCAAGTTCAAACTCAATTGGACCGGCCACAATTTCAAACCATTCATGTACGAAAACATTGAAGCCACCGGCTTGCAAAACGCCCTGTGTATAGCCTGGGCTCTGGCCACCAAGGGCGCGCCATTCAGCAGCAAGGCGAAGGCGGCGGTCTGCAATAGAGGCTGTTGTTGATGGAAGCCCAAACTGCGTCTCCCATTCCTCAAGCGCGCGGGTAGTAGTTGGAAAAATATCAAATAAAATATTGCTTGAATCGGTTTCTGCATCATCTGCAGTTCTACCAATTCCTTCAAATAATCCGCGATGGTTTGAGCCAAAAGGCAACTTATATGCCAGGCCATTTGGTAAAAGAGAATTGAACCAATCCACGCCACGCATATTATACAAACCCTATGTTAAGCAATTTTGCTTTTTGGCCGGTGCCAAGGGTAAAGCTGGTGATTGGGCCGCCGCCAGAACTCAACTCAAACGTTGCATCGGTAAATGACCCATTTGCCGCGGTAACAATATCTTCAACAATACCGATAATCGCGGTTTGAAATATTTTATCTGTACGCGGTGGCAGTGTTACACCATCAATAAATGGCCGGCGTTCAAAGAAATATGTAGTTATTGCTGTTGTTATATCGGCTTGCACCTGGGGTAAATCACTTACCCCGGCAATGCCAATTACAGAAACATCAAATTCTTCACGCGTAATAGCCAACACATTTACAAAAGCAGTTAAAGGCCGCCTTGTGGCCAGCCCATTTTCATCAAGTTCAATTGAATCTTTTACCGCTTGCAATTCGCCGGCTGTAGGTATCCCATCCGGTGGGTTTGTGCTTTCAACGAAAACATCAACTGCCCCTGGGTCCGTGGTGTTCACATATGGCAGGATATCAACTATACCGGCAACCTCAGTACCCCAGATAACATAATCTACACCAGCACCACCTTGCGGCCGTAACCTGAAACGGTCAATAACACGTTGTCGGTAGACGTCTTCAGATTCAGCATCCTCTCCGTTTACAGTTGGCGTATTCACAACCGCTTCACGGTCAACATTTGTAAATGGAGAAACGAATTGCAAAACATCAAGAGCCGTTAAATCACCAATAGCACCAGAGCCATCCCCGCCGCTTTGGTCACCAACAGCACGTACTGATACAGTCTTTGTAGGGGCGTCTAGCAAAATAGAATTTATAGTTGCGTATACTACCCCTGTATCTGCTTTTGTAAGTTGTACACCAGAAGGCAAAGAGCCAGTTTGTGTGGTAACTGTAATATCAACCGTGGCCTCTGCCTGTGTAGCTGGTGTTGGCGAACCTAACCCAATTAATTCACCCCAGGCCACAAGCGGATTTATGGGGATGCCGTTAATTATAACTTCGCCAAAGGTTGCTGTGATAACAAACATCTGCTGGAATATCCAACCGATATATTTCCATAACAAAGCAAAAACACCAGCCACTGAAAAGGCAATTACCCGCAATGCTGATTTAAAAACAACGCTGGCAGTCTGCCCAAGAATTGCTGTGAACTGCGAAAGCATATTGTTGGCAATTTCACTTGTTGATTTTTGATCAGGGGCCGACATTATGGCGCGCTCCAATTTTGTTCAAAGTTAAGTATAACGGTTTCGCCGCTATCATATTCTATAGTAATCTCAAGGTCCAGAGTTGAGCCGGTTAAGGTTGCAGAAGCATCAACAGAACTGGCCAAATTTTCAGTTATTAACCATGCAAGGTCGGCGCGCGCGGCATCCTCAATTATCAGTAAACCACCAGAACCTGGTGGCGTTTCATTAATTACTTTGCCTGTTGTTGATTCAATTTTAGAAGAATCGGTTTCCTGTAATTCATTTCCAAACCATGTTTCACCACCGAATAAAGAAATATATGCAGCCGTTTCAAGCTCATCTGTGAGCGTTACGAACCCATTTATTAATTCGATTTCACCACCATCATCTGTTTGAAATAAAAGAATATCTGACATTATTGAGGGGCTCCAGTTGTGCCGGCACCGGTTGTTACACCACCATGGACGTGGGTTTCAAGGCTTATGCCATCGCTGGTAATATCACCAGTGGTATTTACTAGGCCACCATTAAATTTGGCGGGACCTCCATCGCCCTGGGCATCACCTTTCCAAGTTATACCACCATCTACAACAATATCACCGGTAAACGTTGAAAGCGGTGAATCAATCTTTAAATCAGTGCATGTTAAAGTGGCC